CGTCGGGACATTTTGGCAGTCATTCTTGCATGTCGTTACGGCGGCATGTCGGCGAGGCAAAACCCCTCGTCATGTCTGGCTCTTCCAGTGTGGAGCGCACACTGGGTCCCCCTTGTCCTTTATTGATTATTATTGACTATTATTGTATATTGAATATTATTGTATATTGTATTATATTGAATTATATTGACCATTATATTTATTGTTGTACATAAATCATTTGTATAGTTGTGTTGTCTTTGGACAAATTTGTATATTATCTTATCGCGGAATTTCCGCTGCTTGTCACCCACCTCCCGTAGACAAGTATTGTGCACTAAAGTAGTGCAGGAGGTACATACAAATGTAGAATTAAGTATGGGCTGTTTCGATTTTCTCTACCCTTTCCTTTCGATTCAGTTGTACCTCTTTGGTACTCTACGCCGCAGTTCAAACTGTGTGTAGTCGCTGGCATCTTGGCTACACCATTTAGTTTGCTCTGCTTCTTCCAGTCGCCATAACCCCGCTTCGGTCAAAGGCATGTAAATCCTGCGACGTTATTGTGGGGGTAATTCACCGGACTGATAGTTCTCAACTGATGTTTTGAAGTGTTACGTGTTCTTATGGAGAACCCTATATACTCTGGTGCGTTGTTCGACCTTGATTGGTCGTTCTTTAGTCCCTTCTAGCGTTGCGTGTATTGTACTCCCGCTTTCGGTATTGGCTTGACGGACCCCCCCGGCAAGAAGATGCTCCCCTCTCAACCCAACGAGACTGTAAAGGTCTCTGAGACGTTTCCTGGTTGCGTAAATACCTCGGTAGAGTCCTGCGAGACCTACACCCCCCTCTCCATCACCTCGGTGGTGGACCAACCATGGGTCGATCCCTTTGGGTTCGATACCTATCGTCCTCCTTATTTAGAGGACTGGTTGCGGACCTTGCCTGCTTGGCTTGTGTCCAGTGTGTGGAATAGTTTCCAATCTCAAGCTTTTGGCCTTGCCGAAAACTTGTATGTGTTTGCTCTTTGGAGCATTGCTCTTTCGCTTGTGATTCAGGTGTACCGCTTCAGGTACCTGGATCCGTTGGAGCTTCTCGCGTTTCTCCCCCGACTTGTCTATGGACAAGTTATCTCGGTCACTGTTATGGTCCTCACGACAGTGTATACTCACCTGTACCGTTTTATCCCGATTGGTCAAGATCTTTTTGTAGATGCCCTCACCGGCATTTATCTCGTCTGTTATCTTCAGTTACCCTATTTCTTCCAGTATTGGGGATGTGGTTTGCTCGCAGTGAGAGCTGTGAAACCCATCCTAGTGCTTTGCGGACGATATGAGAATCTCATCGACCAGATTAGACCACTTCCCTTGGTTCAATGGGTTCGTGCAACT